GATCCAAGCCCTTTCCCGTACCGAACATTGGTCAGATAGTCCCGGATACACAACGCCGGATTAGTCGAGTAAGCGGTCAATCCGGTGCGTGGGTCGTAGAGCTTTCGGCCTTCAACGTAAGCGGTTATCTCAGGCACCCCGGAAAAAGATTTATAGTAGTATTTGAGCCGGATTGCGATATACGCAACGCCCTGTAAGCGGTGGTCGTTTGTCCATGCGGGACTGGATTCTTTGAGAATTGTTGATGCGGTTTGTGAGTCAGTGCCGTAGTATTTTTCAATCGTCAACAGATTATAAAATCTATCCCCAGGCGTATTCATGCCTGTTATCGAATTACCATCAATTTCTATATTTTCGATTGATTGGACTTCGCCCTCGCACAGCACTAGCGCAATATACAAAAACTCATTTTTATCCCCGCCCGATACATTGCGGCTTGATAAATAAACTCTGGTCCCGCCGATGCGCCGCTTTCCGTACAGCACTGGAATAGGTTCGATGTTTGAGTTTTTATTGAGCGTTGAGCCTTTTGCAGCCTTTTCCGCTTTCTTCGCTTTCTGAGCCGCAGAATAAGCCGAGCCGCCAGCGATGACAGCCGTGGCGATGTAAAACAGAGCCATCAGCGCCATTATTCACGGCCCCATTTAACGTCTTTCACAGTCTGCGGTGCAAAGTCAAACCCCTTATCTGATGGGAAAAACATCTTCTGCGAGTTGGTGTTAGTCAGCCTGCCTTTGCTCAATTCAAAATCCTTCCAATGGCTCGCAATCTCTATGCTTATCTCCGATTCCCGCTCTGAGTCAGAGATGGTGTAATCAACAATCCGGCCATCAAATATCAAAATAGGATCGCCAATAACCGCATCCGACGAATCTAAAACAGCACGCCAGATTCGCGCCCGGACATCCATATAGTTATTGTTTAAAAACAGCGCAACATAAGTCTGATCAACTGATGAAAGCGAAAGATTCAGCGAATTAACCCGAATGTCTGACGTCTCAGCGGCTGATGATAAATTAAGAAAATTGCCCGAACTGATGAACGTGGTTGCCAGGGCTGCGAGGTTGCGACCGTAGTCGGTGATCTTAATGGCTGTGGAGAAATCCATTTGCACCAGCGTGGCAAGGTTAAAATTATCTGTTGCCAGCGCTGCAATCGTTGATGCGTGTATGCTCCTCATACGGCCTCGATCAGATCAAGCTCATAGCGGATTAAATGATCATCCGATGCCAGTGAGTATTCCTGCACGTCGCCGTTGAACCGCACAGTTATAGGCACTGCTGTATAGGTTATTCCTGACCCTGTTGATACAGTCACGATCAAGGGAGGCTCAAAAGCCAATGAGCCATTACCCGCACGATCTGCTGTGATCATGTAAAGCTTTGAGTGTGTGGCAAACTTGAAAAAATCTCCTGCTTTTAAGGTGCCTGTTAGCCCGGTTATGGTTGTTGCGGTAGCCCCTGATGCAGTAGAACCGCTGGTTGTGACCGTGCCGGAAGCCGCAGCGCTGTTGTTAGAAATCTTTGTCGGGGTGACGGTGAAAGTGTCCGCCATGCCGCGCTGCTTCATCGCAAACGCGAACAAGGGCGCAAAGTCGGCCCGAGTCATTGGCGGATACACGGCAGTGAACTCAAAGCGCTGACCGCCGATTGCTCTGACCTGTAGCCGTCCTGATACACTCTCGGATTTTAAATTAAAGTTTTTAGTGCGAAACTTCAGTGAAGAGAATTTAGGCGTGGTAGGCAAGGCTCCGCTCATGCTATGGATCTCCTGCCACTATTATTAACCGCCTGATTGATCATGCCCGTGATCAGCCCTCTGCGAGATTGCAGCAATTGATCGAAGCCGCGAGAGTCATTCGCCGTGATTGCGAAATTAACCTGCACAGCGCCGCCCTGACCATTGGCGTGATCTATAATCGTTTCATTCGGGTGGATTATCGAAAGGAATCCGCCCCTGCCGTCAATGCCGCCGGAGCGCAGTCCGTCACCGGTGTAGCCGCCGCCCTCAAACGATCCGATAGTTTGACCCGCTATCAATCCTGCTGTGACGTAACCCATTCCAATGCTGGTGGCGGCATGGGCCTCGCCCGCAGCAGCTAATGCCGGGTTGCCCGTTGTTGCCGCAAGTTTGGCATAGGCCTCCCTGATCGAAGCGGCCGCGCTGTATCCGCTGATGATTGCGCTTGCCGCAGACATGGCTTGGGACGCTACAAAAGCAATCTTGCCCAGCACCGAATTCTCCTCGGTGTAGCCTCTGATGGCGGTAATCTGTCGATCAAGATTATTGAGTATTGCATCAGTCGCCGCAGCCCTTGCCGACTTACGGGCGTCCTCCTGCGCGGTAACAATGGCGGTCTGCTCTTTCTCAAACTGATCGGTCATGGCCAGCATCAGAGCGTTGAATTCTTCCTGCTTGAGCAGCCCGTTTTCATACGCAAACGCCAGTTGTGCATCCTCTGCCATAAATTTGTTCGCAAGAAGCTGCTCCTCAGTGGCGTAGCGATCACGCAAAATGTTGAGAAAATCCCCGGCCTTTTGCCTTGCTGCATCCAGTTCTTCGGCGTCTTTGTCAGCTTGCGCTTCATCCTCAACAGACATGCCGCCCATTGACGGCCTGAGCACCGTCGCAGCCGCTTCAGCGTTAATCTTTTCGATGCCGGCACGATACGCGGCAATCGTGTCATTAACCCATGTGTCATCGGCACCGGCGCCAAAAAGCGAATCTATAATTGAGAATGAATCAGATTTATCGCTGATCTGGTCAAGATCAAATCCAAGTTCTTTTAACCGCTCCCGCGCCCCATCTGCTCCGGTGGATACCCACTCAGCAAAACCAATATCCCCGTTGGTGAACGCAGCGAACCACGCCGCCGTGACTCGCGTTTGATCTGCGGCTTTACTTAAAGCTATCAGTCCGAGTGCGCCTTTTTTGCCGCCAATCAAAACGCCAGCAATGCCCACTTCCTGCGCCCAATCAGGCAGCGATTTATAACCAGCCCAGGCGCCATCAAGAGCACCGGTAACACCGGCGAAAACCGTGCGGAATGAACCCGCAACCTGAATGCCTTTAACGACCATATCGTCAAAAACGCTGTCAATCTTATCCCCCATGTCGCCCGCGCCATCGGCTGCATCCAGAAACCCTTTGGTCAGCAGCACTATCAACTCAGAGGCAGGAACGGTGATGCGCTGAAACATCCCCTGAAGAACCTGGGTGACTTCAAATATGTTGTCGTTCGCCCGCTCAATCTTGGCCGTATCGACACGGGATATTGCGATACCCCAGCGCTCCAGTTTTGCAACAACAGGATCCAGCCCGTCTTTTTCAAGAGAGCGCATAAGCTCAAGCATTCGGAAGCCATCACGCCCGAATATGTCATTGGCAATCGAGGCTTTTATTGTAGCGTTTTCGACCTTTCCAAAAGCCCCGGCCAGAACGTCCAATTGTCTGTCAGGGGAGAGGTTGATCACGTCATCAATCGATACCCCAACATCAGCGAGCGCCTTCTCTGCCTGCCCTCCAATTCTTGCAATTTCACCGAGTCGCTTTTGCATTCGCGCAAGATTGGTTGTCAGGCTATCTGAGGAGATGCCCGCAAGCTCAGATACGTGCATGAGAGCCTGCAGCCGCTCCTGCTGGACACCTAACGCGCTTGAGCTTTTGCCCAGCGCATCGAGCTGATTCATCTGCGACCTAATCATCACAGCGGTAACGCCCGCAATGATCGCGCCGTACTTGGCCATCTGCTGACCGGTTTTGGCTATCCGATTGAAAGATTGCTCAAAATCAGAGGCCATAGAGCGCGAGGCTTTTCGAGTGGCATTCTGAGATTTCTGCAACTCGCGCAAGAGCTTGACCGAATTAGCGTCAAGATTAAGAGTTACTGTACCCGCGCTTGCTGCCACTATCCTAAACTCCTTAAAAATGCTTTTTGATCTTCGGCGCTCTGAACCACAACCTTCTTAGCCAGAAAATCCTCTGGCTTTGCGGTTTTCCCTTTGGCTAAACTTTTGCCAGACATATTCGTGATCTGGGCCAAAACCATTGCTGTCCGATAATTATCAGCAGCGTCTGGTGGCTCTAATTGGAAATACGCCTGCCAGTGGAGAAACTCTCTCCATGAGATGTTCAGCTCCGACACAGGACGGTTAAAACGCAGCGCCAGCCTGAATACATCGATTAACCCAGGCTGGCTCTTTAGTTTTTTCCCGCGTCACCACCTGAAAGGGAAGTGATCTGCGAGTAGATAAACATCAGCGGCCTGCGGTTCTTTGCCGCCAAGCGCGGAACATCAGCATCGCAGAACACGCGCTCGCCGTTGGAGTCAACAACGCCCCAGGCAATAACCTGAGCAATGTCATGCGCCGTGAGCGTGGCTTTAGCTTTATCCTGCCCTTTGATCATCGAGAGCATTTTCATGCCGTCGTCAAGGGATAGCTCGCGGATCGTCAGCGTTTTTTTCCATTCATCAACCTCGATATCCTTGGTTTTTAAATCAAAGATGCCCAGGATGTCCTCGCTGCTTACGCCCATACGATGCCGCCAGAAATTCGGCCAGAGATAGTCGCGGTCAGTTGACCCTCTGGTGTGGTTTCGTCACGCGTAAAGCCAAGGATCACCAGAGCAAAAGTGCCGGTAGTGGTATCACTCCACAACACCTGGACATTCTTCGTGGTGCCAACCCCATCACGCAGTGCGTTTTGCTGCGTGTTGCTTGCCAGGTAGTTGACCTTAAACTCAAGAGTGCCGCCATCAGGCAAGCCGCCGATGTAATCCTTTGCCGTGGATTCCAGATGGGTTGTTTCCACCTCACCCGCAGTTGATCCAATCGCGCCAATGCTCAAAACCTCCGCGATGGTTGTGTAAACAATCGGGTCGGATCCTGCGCCCAGCTTCAATAAACTTCCTG